TTTAAACCTGGTAATGTTTCTGATACATTAGATAAAATTATAGAGATTAATCGAGTCGATATAACACACGTTATTCCAGAAAAAGTATCTATTAGCGAGATTGGGGATATGAATTGGAGAAACATTCATGAGACAAGTTTAGAATTTTATCTAGATTATGAAACAATGAATTCAAATATGGGGCAAATTTTAGTAGAGAATGATAACATTGGTTATCAAAATAATCAATTTGTTTTTCAAATAGGTGTAGGTTACAGTAAAAATAATAAATGGGTATATAAATCATTTGTTGCTCCTACAAATGATTTAATTGGTGAAATAAAGATGATAAATTCATTTTGGGAATATATTGAATATGCAAAAAAATCAGAGAAAAAGAATGATTGTCATTTTGTTCATTGGTATAATGCAGAACCAATTAGTTACAAAAAACTTCAAAAAAGAGTAAGTTCTGTAGGTTCAAAGGTACCAGATAAGAGATTTCTAGATTTATATTCTCTTTTTAGAAAAGAGCCTATTACCGTGAATGGTTCATTAAATTTTTCATTAAAATCTATTGCCAAAGCAATGAATAAGCACAAGTTAATTCGGACTAATTGGAATAGTAGAAATCCATGTAGTAATGGATTAAATGCCATGTTATTAGCTCATAAAGCATATCGAGATTCAAAAGGAAGTTTAGATGACAGTAATGTAATTATGAATGATATAATTCATTACAATCAAGTTGACTGTAAAGTTTTATGGGAAATAATAAGTTATTTGAGACAATATCATTGATAATAATAACATTAATAACATTGATTATAATAATATTGATAACATTAACATTGATTATAATAATATTGATAATAATAATTATTTCTATTTTCTTTTACTAAACCAAACGTAGTAATTGCATTTTTGATAAGAATATCTGTAATATCATCTGAATCAATAATTTGATTTAGTATATTTGTAAATTCTATTTCTTCTTCCGAGTCTATTTTTAAAAATAATGATGCTATTTTATGTGCGATAATAAAATTAATAAATAATTCCTTTTCGTTATTTGGTAAAATTTCGTCTTGATAGCATTGAAAAAATATACCATGAGAAAGTGTAAATGTTTCAATATATTTCATAATCCAGTCTAATAAATTAGATTTATCAAGAGTAAACTTTTCGTGGTGTTGTGAAATTACAGCTATGAGATTAGAGTCATCTATTATTTCATTTTTATTTTTTCTAAAGCTATTAAGAATTATTCTAAAATTATATTTATTAGAAATTTCTGAAATATCTTGTTTTTTTTCTCTTGATATAATATTTATGGTTGGATTAGTAAAATCATTTGTATTAATCGAGTTATTTAAACTAATTGATAATATATCATTCCAATTTTCATCTATTTTATCTGTTAAATTAATAATATCTATAATTTTATCATTTTTAAAATAATCCGATATTATATCAGTTATTTTATTAATTGGATATCTATGATAACATATTTTTAATACTAATCCATTCTTTGATTTTATTTTGATTTTTTTTATATCTGATGAAACTACATTAACATCGTAGTCTCCTTTTGAATAAATAAGAATACTGTTTTCGTTTGTATTGATTAGACATTTATTATTCGTTTTTCCTATTCCAAGAAATGTATATTCTCCAGGTGTATAAAATCCTATAATACCACTACTATCAGATGTTTTAAATTCAGTGAATGAGGTTATATTAATAGTAGTTTTTGGATATACTTCTTCACCTGTAGATATATTAACTAGATGTTGCGATGCAATTTTTGATATTCGCTGTTTTTGATATAAATAATTTGCAATACCATACGTAGCAATTGTTGTTCTATTCATTAAATTACATTATATTAGATTTATTTTAAATATAATTAAAAGTATAAAACGAATTATATAAAATTACAATTTAATATCTTAATTGTATTTATTATATATTATACTGTAATTTTATTTTTATTTAAAAGATTATGGTTAATATAGAATAAATGGGCTTTGACGGATTGATTTCATTTCTAATTAGAAATTTACCCAATGATACATTTGATGAGGTAAACCTTGTTAAAAACTATAACAGAGTTGTATCTAAATACATTCTAATCGATATATCTTTTATATTATATAATTGCTATATTGAAGTTGAGAATGATATTAATTTAATATTAAAATATATTTATGCGCTGTCTTGTACTGATTATAATGAAATAATTAAAAAATTAGAAAAAGAACTAGAAAAGGATCACTGGAAAAATATTAAAGTTCCACTTGATGGAGAAACACAAGATGAAATAAGTGATAACTTTATAAAATTTTTAACAGATAATGATAACAAATATTTTTTTGATTTGTTATCTAATTATACTTGCAATAAACTTCAAGATATTTTAGAAAATTTATTTGAATTAAAATTCACTACGGATGTTATATTATTCTTCGACAGTATTCCATCATATTCAAAAATTTTAGAACAGAGAAAAAGAAGGATAAAGAATTATTTAGAATCACAAAATAGGAAAGAATACTATGTAAAATATTTTACTGATTTAGAGAATGATAATGTACAAGAGAATGATATTGAGTATGATTATTTTAATTGGATGAAGAAGAAATTCAATTGTAATAAGATAATAGATTCTAATTCAGTATTTGTTAAACATTTAAAAGAGTATATCATTGATAATGTTAAAATAAGTAATAATGTTAAAATTGATGTTGATAAAGAAGATTTTGGAGAAGCAGATTATAAAATTTTTAAATATATATCATCTAATAAATTAGATGATAATATTACGATATTAAGTTGTGATTCAGATTTAGTCTATCAATTAATGTTACAACAATATAATTATAATTACTTGAATAGAAATATCAATTTAGGTTTATTCAAGTTTTATGTTAATTCTTTTGAATATTGTCAATATTTTAATGCGAATAAGATATTAGATTATATATCTACTAATTATGTTGAAACTAATTTGATAAAAGAGAAAAAGAATAATGATTTTACTCTAGACTTTTTATTTATACTTAATTTTTTTGGGAATGATTTTCTTCCGAGTAGTTTAGAGTTAGGTCCCGAAATTAGTTTCAATTATTTAATTAAAACATATTATCAAGTATTTGGAAAGAGTGGTAATTCAATAGTAATTCCAGAATATAGTAATGATAAATTGTTATATAATTTAGACTTTAATAATTTAAAATTATGGTTAGTAGAAATATCTAAAGTAAGCTCTTATACAAAAATAGTATTACTAAGATACTTCAAGGTTCCTTATAATATTACATTTATAATAACAGAAAAATTAGGATTAAATTTAGAAGAAGTAAGAGATAAACTACTAAAACCTTATTTAATATATAATGGAATGATATTAAAAGATTCACTTGACGATAATGATATTAGACTTTTATTATATAATGATTATATTAAAGAATCATCTGATACTTTAGATGAAGCTATTAAGAATATAAAGAATCCATTAGATTGCAACAATTATCCAAATTCATTAGGAATATATTTAGAACAATTAGATAGTTTATTAGCAGAATACTTAGATTTTAATGATTTGGCAAATTTTGGATTAAAAAACAGACTGTACACATTAGAAATTGAAGATAATATGTATCAAAATTTATATAATTATATTTCTAGAGAATCAAATATTAGTACTATTGATTTATCTTTTGATATGAAAATAGATGAATGTGATAATAATAAAACTGAAGAATTTCTATTAATGTTATATTTTATTGTAACAAATTTTTTCAATGATATGGAATTTTATAAATCTACTAATTTGACTAGATACTCATATTCGACAATACCTTCTTTGGCCAATATTATTAGTTTTATAAGTACGAATGATATGAAAAAAATTAAAATCAAATTTGATAGTTTAATTAAATATAATATATTAGAAAAGAGTAAATATATTGATTCAACATTACATCATTTGATTATAACACCATATTTGATGGATTCTAATTATCTGGAATTACTAGATAATAAAGATTTATTAAAAAAGATAATAGCAAATTTTGATGATACTTTAAAAGAAATTTGGTGTAATAACGAAACTGATTCGTTCTTGAAACAAGACCCAAAAATATTGTTAAGATCGTGGATTGATTTATTATATAAAATTAATTGTCAAAATACAATTGAGGTTAATAGTAATTTACTAATAGAAGTTTAGCTCAAATTTTATTATAAATTTAAAATATATATTATAAACACAAGTGCGATTTATGATACTAAAACTTTTAAATTAATAATAATTAATATATGATTTAAATAAAGAATCAAGTATTAGTATATATGGAAATAAGAAAACCTATTAATGAATCAAGAACATTAAAAGGCAGTACTCTTGAAAGTGGAATTAAATGTATTAATGTTCAAGATGATAATCTAGATAGAAGTCATGTTATGGTTTCTGTCAATATTGGTTCAATTTCTAATCCTTTTGAATATCAAGGGTTAGCTCATTTTTTAGAACATATGTTATTTCTAGGAAGTACAAAATATCCTGGAGAAAATGATTTCGCAAATTTTTTAAATGAAAATGGAGGCGACTCCAATGCTTATACTGACACATTTGAAACAGTTTATTATTTTTCTGTATTTAACGACAAATTAGATAAGGCTATAGACATGTTTTCAAGATTCTTTATTGATCCGTTATTTGATAAAGATTCTGTGAATAGAGAAATTAATGCAATACAATCAGAACATAATAAAAATGTCCAACAAGATAATTGGAGGTTACATCATTTATTTGGTTTAATTTCCAAGGAAGGTAGTATGATAAATAAGTTTGGAACAGGTAATTTGGAAAGTTTACAAAAAGATGGTGTTAGAGATGCGATGATTTCATTTTATAATAAATACTATGTATCTTCGAACATTAATATAGTAACTGTATCTTCATTAGATAATAATGTTGTTAATAAATATGTTAAAAAGTCATTTTCTAATATTCCTAAAAAAATAGTTCCAAAGATAACCTTAGAAAAACCATTTTTTGAAAATAAAGGAAAAAATTATTTTTTAAAGAGTGTATCTAAAGAACATAGATTGGTATATCTTTGGGAAGTTCCAGATAATGTTAAAAATTATTTAACAAGTCACTCTCCGCATATTATTTCACATGTTATTTCCAGTGATAATAATGATTCATTAAAACAAGTATTAATAAAAAAAGGTTTAATTTCTACTTTATATTCATATGTTCCCAAAGAGGGTATGTTTGTTATTAATGTTAAATTATCAAAAGTTAGTAATTGGAAAAAGGTAGATTCTTATGTTAGATATTATGTAACTGATTTAATTAACAATGATTGGAAAAAAATTGCGGAATATTATCAGAAAAAAGATAAAATTATTTTTAATTTTTCATCAAAGCAAAGCTCTAATAGTTTGGGTTTAAAATTAGTTACTGATCTTAATTATTATCCAATTGAAGATTGTTATATTGGTCCTGATGTAATAGAAAATGTTAGCGAAAGTGAAATTCAGTCGTTGTTAAAAGATTATTTAACTTTTGATAAAGTTAATATTATACTTAGTTCCGATATAGACCATACTTCACTTGATTCGAATGTTATAGGTGGTAAAGTAGAAAGAGAACCATATTATGAACTAAGTTATGTTCCAGTTAAATTAAATGCAAGTATTGCTCAACCATTTAAATATGAAATAATTTCAGAAAATCCATTTCTTGATGTAAGTCCAAAATGGATTGATGGATTAGATGAAACATTAGTACCAATACAGGTTGGCGGTTATCCTTTTAAATGCTGGTTTGGAAATGTTTCAATGTTCAAAGAAACAATAATTTATTCAGAATTAATATTTACTAATTCTGAAATTACATTTGGAATAGGCAATTGTTTAAATACAATAATTCTTCTGAAATATATTAATAGAAAATTAGAAAAGAATTTTAATTTAGCTTCTGAAATTGGGTTTTCAGCGAATTTGAATTTAAGTATTATGGATTCTATTGTAACTATTACAATTGCTGGTCATAATGATAAATTCCAAGAGTATTTCAATATGGTAATATTATATCTTAAAGAATTTAAATTTGATGAAGAGGATAGTACAATGATTGAAATGATTATTGAATCTACAAAAGATAGTTTTAATAATATTAATAAAACTAACCCATGGGGCTATAGTAATTACCTAGAACAATTAAGTATGATTAAAAATTTATTTACGATTGAAGATGCATTAGGATATTTAAATTCATTAGATGCAAAGAGTTTCTTTAAAAAGATAAATGAGACGTTAAATAGAGTTTTGTTCGAATCTAAATTTACAATCTTAACTTATGGAAATGTAGAGTTTTCAGAATTATTTGAGAAAGGTAATAAATTAATAATTGATTTTCCCAGTTTTGAAAAACCAAGAAATGTTATCAATATGTTAAAAGATATTGATTCAATTCATCCAAACCCAGATGAGAAAGATAATTATGTTCAATTTAGTCACTATATTGGCACATTTCAACCAAAAAGTGCTTTATTATTATTAGTTTTAACTATATCTTTGAGTCAAAAATTCTATGATGAATTAAGAACCAAACAACAATTTGGTTATCTGGTTTCATCTCATAAAAATATGTATCAAAATGAATTTAATTATTTTAAACAACAGATTCAATCATCTAAAAGTATTGACGAAATTGAACAGGCCATACTTAAATTTAATAATGAATTTCTAAGTACAGTTACCGAAGAAGATTTTAAGAAATATGTAGAGTCAGCTAAAAATCTTCTAGAAGAAAGAGATAATAGTACCATAGAACTAGTTGGTAGGTATTTAGACGAAATTTATTATAATAAATTTACATTTGAAAGAAGAATATTATTATTACAGCATATAAATAAAATAACCTTTGGAGATTATAAAAAGTTTTATACTGATAAAATCTTAAAAGGAGATACTAAAAAAATGTATATTAGAAGTCAAAATAATAAAGTATAGTAAACAACTATGTTATTAAATTAAATTATATTATTTAATTTACAAACATTTAAAAATTATAATTTTTTCCCCTATCTATCACCTGTAAAACTACATAATTAACTTTTTCAGATTATTATATTTTGACTTGTACTTGAGATATTTATTATAGTAAGGTAATCGAAGTGCTCCTTTCACCGATCGAAGTGTATTGTCTTGGACTTTAAAAATATTAGAAACATCATTTTTAGTAAATTCATTATAATTTTGAAAATACATTTCTGATCTGTCAACAATGGGTGGAAACCGAAATACTGAATTTATTTGAATTGTGTTTTCGAAATCGGTATTATTGATAGTAACATCAATTCCTTTTATTTTAATATTTGTACTTTCTATCAATGAATTATAACTGGTTAATATTCCGTTTTCATATAAATCTATGTAAAATAGCAAGTTTAAATTTGGTAAACTATTCGCAAAATTAACAAGATAATCTTTTGTTTGTTTTCCAAAATTATATTCGACTAAATCTAATTCGTTAAAATAAAATGGTAGTATATTGGATTCAAAATTTACGATTGGTATTATGCTCCTCTGATTCAATAATTCTGAAATACTTTCAAGTGTAACAAAGATTATTTTTGTTTGCCTAATTTTTTTAATAATATCTGCAGTTGGTTTGTAATAATAATCAATATTTTTTTTATTAACATGTATTATATTATCACTAATTATTTTTTTATATTCATCAACTAATTTGATTTTATCTTGCAAATTACAAATTATAAGTATATTAGTCTGATTCTCAGTTGATAGCTTTAATATGGTGTCCATATGAGAAACTAAATGTATCCACCTTTTATGAGAAGTATTATCCTTAAAATTGATAACCTTTTCAAAAGGTTGTTCTAATCTATCTTTAATTTTATTATAATTTAATACTAAACTGTTATCTTTTTTAAATCCCATTTCAGATAAAATAAATTCTTTATTACTATCAACTTTCTGTTTAATTAATGTATTATATTCATTAACATCCGGATTTTTAGTAACGCCATTAAAAATCTTTTTCATGTGTTTACTACTAAAATTTAGTTTTATATTTTCTGTTTCGATTTTTGGTCTATCAATATTTACATAAATATTATTATTTATTATTTTAGGTTCATTAAAGTAAGGTTTAAAACCTTTAGATAACTCAATTCTTATATTCTTATAATCTAATTTTGAATAAAAGTAAGTATCTTTTTCCATTTCAACTAAGATATCAAAAATATCAACCCTTTTTTTAATATTACCATTTAATGTGTTTTTTTCTATGACAATACTAAAATTCGCTATTTGTGATTTGTCTATCTTTAAAATTTCCAACAGGTCCTCTTTCATTTTTTTATCATAACTTAAAATTTTCGAATTACTATAGATATTAGTTAAATTTAATATAAATAAATCATCAAACCCATATAAATGTTTTTGAATGTTACTGTTGTCGGGTAAATCGGTAGCGTTATAAGATTTTATATAAGATTTTCCTATTCCTTTTATTGGAATTTTTCTATTTATATCATTACTATCTGGAGTATAAATTATATAATGTTCAATCTCTATTTTATTGTTCTTTATTTCATTTAGGATTTCACCCAAATTATTATTAATTTTTAAATATATAGTGTTTTGACCGGATTTATATTCAATATTATTATTATTTTCAACACAATCAATAAAATATCTAATTTGATCTAAAATATTATAATCATCGCCATTGTATTTAGAAACAAATATTATTCTATTAAATTCACTTGATTCTATTAATGCTAAAATATCAAGTACATAATTATCATGTGGTAATTTATCAGATGATGAGTTAAGTTTAAACCATACATTTGTCAAGTCAACAATCAATGTTAATTTATTATCTGAAGTAATTGTATTAAACAAAAATTTATCAAATTCAAGTGATTCCATATATTTATTATATAGATGATAATGTTTTTCACTGGTCCAAACTGGATATTTTTTTTCGTGTAAATAATCTGGATCAACACTATAATTAGAAAGTTGGGTTTCATAAAAATCGATTTTAGCTTTTATTTCGTCAGAAGTATCTGTATTCTGGTTAATTTTGATAGATGCATTCTTATTGTTTATTCGAGATTTATTTGTATTGTTGGAGATGACTATATCTTTATCTGTGCTATTGTGTTTTACTTTATCTTTAGGTTTTTTAATAGTTGAGTCTAACCTAAGATTATTAATTTTCGTAACATAACAAGATTTATTAGCTACATGGTCTTGAAATTTAAAATTATATTTGTCTTTTTTTTTAATAAATTGTATATTTATTATGGTTCCATTATCTTTTTTATAAAAATAAAATTGTTGTTGAATTAAGGCATCCTCTTCTATTTTTGGTAGCTTGTTATAATCATCAATAGAAATTATACTATCTCCAATAAAATTATTAATATTATTTATATTACAATCCATATATATTTTTAATATAGATAATAAATTATTTATTTAATATTTTTAGACAAGTGTTAAATTATATAGTTATTTAGTTATTTAACTTGTTACCCATACATAAATTTTTTAAGACAACTTTGTTAGTAATCTATAATAATCATATTAAGTCAATTAAAATATTATGGAATAAGATAACCATATAGATTTAACAAGTATATTATACATACTTATCAATAGACAAATTACTTGTGTTACACCGATCGACACTTAATTCATTATCTTTTATGAAGGCATCCTAACTTTTACAAATTCAGATATTACAATGTAATAAAATAACACAAGTATGTTTAAGCATTAAATTATTATATATATTAATTTAATGGATATAACACCTGAAATTTCAATTGCTATATGTCAATTTAGAGTTGGTACAAACAAAAATGAAAATTTGGATAAAGCAAAAAATTTTATAAATAATTCTGCAAAACAGGGTGCACAAATAATAGTATTGCCAGAATGTTTTATTGGTCCATATGATATCAATGAATTTTCAAATATAGCAGAGACAATTAATGATTCTAGTTCATATAATATGTTAAAAAAAGCAAGTGAAGATTATAAAGATATTTATATATTTGGTGGAACTATTATAGAAAAAGAAAATGATAAATTATATAATACTTGTTTTGTTTTCAAAAATGGTGAATTATTAGATTTCTATAGAAAATTAAATTTATATAAGATTGATATGGAAGAACATAGTTTCTCAGAAGGGGATGTATTAACATGTGGTGATAAACCAACTATAATTAAAACTGAATTTGGTAATATAGGAATAGGTATTTGTTACGATTTAAGATTTCCAGAATTAGCAAAATATTATCGAGATAATAATTGTATAATGATAATTTATCCTGGTTCTTTCAATCGGTATACCGGACCTAAACATTGGTTAGTATTACAACAAGCAAGATCATTAGATAATCAATTGTTTATTGTATCATGTTCAACCGCGTGTAGTTTTAATTCATCATTTGAATCATATGGAAAATCATATATAATATCACCATGGGGAGACGTTATATGCGAAACAGAAATTGATAAAGAAGAGATTAAAATCGAAAAAATTAATACCAATTATATAACAGATGTTAGAAAGAAACTTCCTATATTACTTGATAATCAGAAACTTGTTACATAAAACGTCATGTAGTATTGATTTATTCTACAATTAAACCAACCACAATATTATGTAACTTTGCATAATTTACAAGTTGTCAAGTATCCAATAATTTGCGGTTCATTTTTACATATAGAGTGTCCTAAATATAAACAGTTAGTACTACGAATTTAAAGTATTGTTCTATAGTATCCTACTTTTTACCGAAAGTAAATGTCAGTTGGTGTAATATATAGTCCAAATAATTTTAACAATCACCATCTATTCCCATTTTTACATTTAAATATGTGAGATGATCATTGATACTAGTACAATGTAACGGTGAACATGAATTGGAACATGTGTCATCTTCTTTAGAATTAATACTATTATCATCGCAATTAATAAATTTAGTATTATCTTCGTTATACCATATTTCTGAAGGTATATGTTGATATCCAAAACGTTCTTCTGGTACATGTGGTACCATATCATAGTAATGGGTAACACGTATTGAATTAATATCTAATTCTCTAAACATCTTGACAAATTCTGAGTTACCCATTCTTGGAGAGCCAAAAGTTACTAAACTAGTTAGTTGATAATCAGGATAATTATGTTTTAGATCTATAGCCAATAGAGTAGAAATTCCACCCAAGGAATGACCAGTTAACATTATTTGGTTGGTTTTATATTTATAAGTGGTATCTACTATTGCTTTAACAACCTCTTGATAAATAGCTTGATATGATTGATAAAATCCAGATTCTACACCTACATGTGGCAATAAAGGATATGGATAAGTAAATCTTACTTTAATATTATTTACCCAATTTTTAATATTTTCAGAACCACGGTATGAAACAAAAGTAGAGTTATATTCTTTATTATATCCTACTATTGCCCGCATGCTATGCTTATCAATATCATATTCTAAAATGTTAGCATTATTATTTTCTAACGGATTAGAACAATAAGCAGCTTGAGCCAAGTTAATAGAAGTGGAAACCAAATCTAATGAATACACCATAGTACTTAACAAAGATAGTACCATAAATTTAAACAGTTTATTAAACATTATTATATCTATAACGATTATTTTTAAATATAAAATAACAATTTTTTTATTTTATATTTAAATTTATTTTATATTTAAACATCACATTCTATTGGTTCTTCACCTGGATAATTATTTCCTTCATAAAATATGTTACAATCAATTGCCTTTTCTTTTAATGCATCTTCAAATTGTTTAATGAGACGATGTTTCTTTTTAGCTAGTTTCCAAATATATTCATCAATTGTTTGTTCTTTTGTATAAGTTGCTAAATATAAAAAGACATCAACTTCTCTTCTTCTCTTGGGTAAATCTTTATGAGAACAATATCTAATAGCTCTGCCAATAATTTGTTGTATTCTTGAAAAATTCCAATAAGGTTCTAAAATATGAACTTGATCCACTCTTAATAACGAAATACCTTCTTTAATAGACGGTGACCCCAACATGATTTTTAATCTAGAACCATCATGATTTTCTTTTTGATTAAAAATAAATTTTATTTCCTCTTTGACAATATGCGGTTCATCTCCTGACCACACAGCAAATCTTTTGTCACCTTCTCCGTGAACTTTGTAATTTTTATATCCATGCGCTTCTAAAAAGGTAACAAGTGATTTCAATCCACCTATTTCTTTAAAATTAGAATAAACAAATACAGGTCCTTCTGATTGACCTATTTTTTTGTATATTTTATAAAATTTAACTGAATATTCTCTAATATTTTGAATATATAATGCTTCATCTGAAAATGAACAAAATCCATTTAATCCAATACTTTTATTTGGAAAAGAAACATTAGACATTATTCTAGGACCAATGAAAAAATTATTCGGCATTTTTAAAATGTCAACATTTCTAAATGAACCTCTCAAAAAGTTATCCTGACTTGACATAGCTGTTAAGTAACTCTTATATTGAAATTCACTCATTTTACATTTAACTACTTTAAAATTTTGAACTGGAAACGTTTGTGGTGCAGCACCACGATAATATGAAACAAGACCATTTACCATTTTCCTAAAATTTTTTATATTTTTTGCTTTATAATATACACCTTCCTTATCTTTTTTAATAGCTAAATATTTTTTATTAAAATCAATACCTGTTAATAATTCATTTTTAGGTTTAAGTAGATTTAAAGTCATCGCGATTTCAACTGGTTTATCAAACATCGGTGTAGCTGATAATAAAATAATTCGAGTTTTATCATCTGAGTTATCAATAAGTTTTTTCAAGTTTCTATGAAATGAACCTGTTTCTGAAATCATATTTTGAACTTCGTCAATAATTAATAAAGTGTTTTTTAATTTTATTTTATTAGCTTTGGCTAAATCTACAAATTTATGGTAGGAGTAGATAGTATAAAATTTATCTATTTTTCTATTAGATTTATTAATTATACTTTGATATTGACAATCAGATGGTTTTAATTTAGATAATTTCTTTCTATCATTGGAAGAAATATATTCATCACCAGGACATTCTGATATTAATTCTCCTCTAAAATTTCCAATTAATGCAGCAGGAAGTATAATCATCACATTCAATGTGTGTTTTAATTTTTCGGCCATATTAACAGCAGTACATGTTTTACCAGCACCTATTTTATGATAAATTAATATACCTTTAGTTTTCGATTGTTTAAAGAAATCTCCCAAAAATTTTTGTGATATCTGCAATTTAAATTTGTTAGGAACACATAATTCCTTCATACTTTTATTATTTGCTTTAATTTTATATTTATTTTGGGATATAAATTCTTTGTCTTTTAAGTCCATTAGATTATATTAGATATTTTGTTTTCAATAATATAAATAAGATATTTTCCAAAAAAAATTGAATTAAAGAAACATAATATATATTATACAGTATCTTATGGAATTTACAGCGTCAAATGAGATGAATAACCAGTCCACAACTGTTCTTGATGTTTCAGGAAATTGGATGATTGATACAGAGGATGAATCAATTGATATATTAATGCAGCAGTCAAATACTTCGGTATTAGGTAGTACCTATTTTAAAATTATTGCTAAAAATAATAGCAAAGATATTTTAGAATTAAAAAATAAACTAAGTGATAGTAGAGAGTTATATAATTATTTCTTTGGGATTACACCTATGGATTCTTTAGTTCCTTATACCTTTAAAAATAAAAATCAGTACCCGTTTATGAAAAGTTTATTAGAAAACTTTCCAATTACTAATTTTAATAATTTTATTACATCAGAAGGATATGACTTGGATCTTCTGAAATATACAACATATAAACTTTTTAGTTCACTTTTAAAGATTGACAAAGGTCAATCTCTATTAAAATTGATTCCATATGAAGATATTTTTAATTCGATGACAACAGAGATGAAGATTGATATGTATTTTATTTCTGGGGTATCTGGAACATTGCCAACTTTCATGATGATTGATAATATTATGACTGAAAAAAGTTATATTGATCACTCTTCCAAGAGTATTCTTTCGGCATCATGTAGAAACGCAGATAATAGAATTTTAAAATTTATACTTGGTAAGTTTGATGAATATCACAATGGTTCATGGAACACGGAAGAGTTTATTAGAATGCTAATAACTAATATATTTTCTATCCATATACCTTCTAAATATATTCTAAGAAGACTAAAAATGGTAAATCAAAAAATTAATTTGACTCCATATTTCAGTTATATGTTAAACTATATTGAAGATATAGATACACTTATGACTATTAATAAATATTATAATATAGATTCTAATATAGATTCTAACATATATATTGATCCTTATAGTAAATTAATCGAACTAGTAGATGTTCCTAATTCGGATGATAATAAGATTATTACGAATATAAGTAAGATTTTAACTATTTTTAAATCCGAAAAGGATAATGTTATTTTCTTATTAAATATCTTTATAATATATAATAAATTATATAATTTTGAAATTAGTGTTATTAATAATAATGCTGAAATAAATGATTTAATTAATCGTATCGTTGATGATATATTTTGTAATGATCTTAAAGATATATATTCTAATTGGAATATCAAAGATTTATCAAAAATATTCAGTATCTATTCACCTGATATATCAAAATATTGTGGACTAGTTAATTACAATAAGATGAAACAATTACTTTTTATGTTACCATACATTGATTACTTTCCTGTAAAGTTAAGAGAATGTGGTGATAACCACAATTTAAAACTGATGACATCGTTAAACTTATTTAAATTTCACATCAAAGTGTGGATGAGAAAACATAATAAGATTGTCTTACTTCAGAATAAAATAAAGGTATTAAGAACTGATATAGATAAAAAAGTTAATAATGATTATAATATGTTTACTAAACTTCCACCAAGGCATGTATTACCAATGGAATTAAATATGATTAATGGTAATAGTGTTGGAAAATATTTAATTAGAGAAAAAGCAGACGGTTGTTTAGTTGATTTTATTTCTCAAGATGTTTTTCCATATATTAAGGAATATAGTAATAGTATCATTAAAGCTGAATTTATTGAAGAATTAGATTTGTATCTTATTTTTGATATTAAGATGAATAATATGAATATTATTGAAAGGTATGAATATATCAGAACTTTACATCCAAATACATGTGATACTGCAACGTTAACTTCACCTATTGAAACATTTAATGATTTAAAAGTTGCGATTCAACAAGAAAGAAAAAACTTTGAAGAATTTTTGAAACTACCTTATAAGAATTATAGAGTTTATCCAAAAGCCGCATGGTTAGTAAAATCTATGGAAGTTCTTAATAAAGAATTAATTCAAAACATTATTAGTGAAAAAGACTATGTAGATATATGTGAATATGGACCCTATTCAAATGATGGGTTAGTTATTTCACCACTTGATGGCTCCCGAGAATTAAAAGTTAAACCTAAATCACTTCATACGTTAGATTTGTTATTTGATGGTAAGAATTGGATTGATAGAGAAAAGAATAATTGGAATCATATCATTTCAACTAAAGATACGTTTTCACTTGATACAATTTGGAGATGTTATCCAACATTTAAAACTAACAGTAATGGTGATTACTTGTTTGAACCAAAAGAATATAGATTTGATAAGATAAAACCAAATACTAATAAAATTGTTAATAATATTTATCAGCTTCATAAAATTAATTGGTTAGATACATCTACAGATGGAACTGATTTTTTCTATCATTCTAAGAACCATTCAGTTTCAAAAAGATGGGGTGAATTAGCCCGTATACAAAATGAACATTTAGAAAATATTTTAGAAAATATTAATCCAATAATTAAAACATCTTGGTTAGATTTAGGTTGCGGTTCATCAAAGCTACTTAACTATATTAAGAAATATCATTTTATTGAATATATTGGATTAGACTTTGATATTAATCAGTTGTTAAGAGGAGTAAAAAGAATTGATATCAACCAATCTTTTTTGAATAACTGTCGTGTTATTCCTACAGATTTATGCAATGATTGGTATTCACATAAATTTCAATGGGATACACTTGATAAAACAAAGAAATTTGACTATATTGTGTCTAATTTTAGTTTGTCTCATTTTTACAATGAAGAATTCTGGAATAAATTAGAACAGGTTTCAAAAAAGGATACCTATTTTGTTTTTAATATAGTTAATAATAAAGCATTTCAAAAGTGGGAGGACGCGAATGATTATCTGTATATAGATGGTAATACAGTGAATTATTATTTTGAATCAGTTCATGATAAAATGATGACTGAAAAATATATTAGCGAAGAAGAAATAGATATATCGATTAAAAAATATAATTGGAATACTGTGTGTAAAGTATATCCTGATGGAAACGAACTTGATTCTAAATATACATGGTACGTACTGAGACGTAACTAATTTATTTTATAAGATAAAAGATATAGTAAAAATCATTATATAATATTTTAATTTATTAATTTCTAATTTATTTTATATGGATTTTAACTTTGGTAAAACAGATAATTACTTTCAAGTTCTATCAAAAAACTATAATTTAAATGGTGAAATATCTTGGAATGAATTTGATAGTGACCAAAAAAAAAACAAATCAAAAGTGGTTATAGTTAAACAAGAAGATTTTAAATATGGTACATTGCGTATAAGAGAAGCGTGTACTATAAAGCTTTCTGAAAATATTTACTTTAATCCTAATAGACCTGAAACATGGATTAACAAGACTGGACAAGTTACTCGAAATTTTTCTGAAGCTGTATCTATTGATAATAATAGAGAATTAGATTGGTGGCCTGACTTTAAATTAAGTCAAAATAAACAGTATTTTGAAAAAGATGTTCGAAATGCCTATAGACTTGGTTTCTTTACTGCTATAGCTCTAGAAGCTGAAAATATTATAATTAATTTGAATAATTATACTTTACAACAGCATCCTGAACATGCTCTTCAGCAAAGATTCTTTTCAGTTATTGAGTTAGCAGACCAACCATTTGTACCAAAACAAGGACCAGCTAACTTTGGTGTCACAATAAGAAGTTCTAGTAATGTAGCAATAATAAATGGTAAAATTGGATTATCAAGTCATCATGGTATTCATGGTAATGGAATTAAAAATATTATGGTAAAGAATGTTGATTTTATTGATAATGAAGTATGTGGAATTGCACTTAATGGATGTGTAGATGTATATTTAGTAAATGTTAATATAGTAAGAAATAGACATGATATACCAGTTATGGGATCATATTCTGCTGGTAGATTTTTAAAACTATTTACAACTGGATTGAATGATGCTATTTCTAAGAGTTCTGCTGACTATAGAAATTATTTAAATATGTTAAATGACGACTTGGATAAAACTTTTAATGCAGTAATTTTAAATAATGACACTATTCCCAATATTTATAATAATAGAACTGGATTAATAGATGGTAATTATTATGGAATTGTCATTAATCCTATGGGTGTAGCAGTGAATGCACCATTAGAAAATAGAACATCCGCAAAAGCAAATGAGACCTGTAATATTTATATGAAAACAGTTTCAATTAATAATATTAAAACTAATATCACTGAAATCTTAGCAATTAAAAATAGCAATAATAAGACAATGACCGCTCCTTCAGGTGCGTTGTTTCAATTTATGAATGTATCTAAAAAGATTAACGATAAATATTATTATGAAGGGAATTCATTATCAAATTTACAAATTGAATTAGTTCAGGTATTAAAAGATAATTTGAATTTGAAAAAGTTCTTAGGTAATTTTAATTTTGATGAAGGATTATTAATTTGGAGAAATAATAAAGAATCATATTTTGAACATAAAGAAAATAAATTTATTGGTAATAATGGATTGGAAGGGCATGATTATGAGATTTTAGGAAACGGCGACTCTATGTTTCATGTTAATAAAGGAACTTTTGGATTAAAAATAGATGGATTAAATACATCGGTTATAGATAACTTGACTATATCGAATATTGAAGCTAATGGACTTGAAGGTTCAACACTAGCAGGTAATTATCAGAGATCTCATCCAGCTCAAGGTCATTTAAATGGGTACCAAGGACATTTGGCTTATGGAGTATCTCTTAATGCATCAAATGATATCGATATTGAAAACATTAATGTTAATAACCTTTCAAGCAAATATGGGTCATCTCGTGGTCTAAGTGTTACTGGTGAGAGTATTAAAGTTAAGATATCAAACTCAATTATAGAAAATGTAACATCATGTCAAACCGAATTTGATTATACAAAACCATACTGGCCAAATGTTCCCACTAATGCTAGAGGAATATTTGTGGGTAATAATTGTGATGTATCAACTAAAAATATTACTTTAAGAAATATTATGAAAACTCCAGGGTGTATTAATCCTTCAGACTGTGAATTTTTCAGTATAGTTAAAACATTGGATTAAAAATATTATCAAACTTGTTAAAAATTTTTTATCAAGTTTATTAATATGAATAATAACTTCCATATCAAGTTAAATTTAATTGAAGAGGATACAAAAAGTAAAAAAGTAGAAAGTAAAAAAAATACTATATTTGACGAAATTGGTAATTTGTTTAATAATTCAACAGAAAATAATTCTCAAAAAGTAGAAAGTAATAATAGTATATTAGACAATATTGGTAATTTATTTAATAATTCAACAGAAAATGATTCACAAAAATTATTAATGTTATCAATTGCTTCTCATTTAATTATTAATTCAATGAATAAGAATTAAATATATGAAAATTCAGTACCTTCATATGCTCCAGGTTGCAACCCATTGTTATTTGGTAATACTTTCTTAACTTCTTCTCCTTCAATCTCTTCAACATGTTCAACATTCTCTTCATCTATTGTATTAATAGTTTCTGCCAAATCCTCTTCATAATCTAAACTTCCATTGATTTCATCAACTTGTCCATTTATATTCTCAATAACTTGTTCAATAATTTTAGTTCTAATTGATGGATAATTTCTAATTTTAGCCAATGATACTCCAATTAATTTATTTTCTATTATATTTTTAAAATCTAAATCCCCTTTAAGATTATTTAATATTAAATTAGTAACTGCAAGTGCAGAGTTTTCATCTGGTGCTGGAATAACCAATTCAGAAGTATTTTTATTAAATGAAACACCTGGTATAATATTATACCAATTTATTATTTTTTCCGAGTATATATTTCTTTGTTTTTCATCTATATTCATTTTTATAATAAATAGATATTTCATTTCATTATTGGGATTAAAAACAATAACATTCCATGGGTGAGGATGTTTAATATTAAATAAATATCCTTCTGGTATTATTTTATCTGGTTTTCCCAATACAGGGTGTTCAAAATTCTCTGAAGTTTCATAATGGGTTTGTTTAATATTTGATTCTTCTTCTATAACATGAGGTTTATTAGAACTAACTGATTCTTCGCTATCTATATTATCTTCATAGTAAATTATATATACCTGATAAATAATTACTAGTAGGATAATACTTATTAATGATCCTTTTAACATTATATATAAAACTTTATATTTTTTATATTTAAATTAAACTATTTACTAAATCTATTTACAAAATTTATTTTGTAAATAGTTTAAATATAAAAAATATCTATTTATTTATAATGATTAACGAATTAGATAACAATATAGTGCGACATATGCAAAAGGGTAAATATAGAGATACAATAAGATTATTTTCAAAACCATTTGATTATAAGGAATTTTTGTTTCTTATAATTATTTTACGATTAAGTAATATATTGTCTAATGAGAATGTTAAAAAAATATTTCTTAGTGTAATATTTTTATTTTACTTTAAAAACTTTTTTAAAAGACTAAGACCGTTTATTGTTGATAAAACTATCAGAAATAGGTCTAAATCAAAGTTGGACTATCATTCTTTCCCAAGTGGTCATGCATATATTTCATTCTTATTAGCATCAATCTTATATAATAAATATCAAGTTCCAGTAATTTATATTGTTCCAATATTAGTAGGTTATAGTCGAGTCTATCTTGGAGTCCATTATCCATCCGATGTAATTTTTGGATTTATCTTCTCTTTTATTTACGATACTATATATGATGAATTTTTAAGTTAATTAATTCTCCTTATTGGTTGTCCAAATATTAATTTATAATTTTCATCATTATTAGTAACATCATTTTCATAAGTTATATTTGATTTTCTTATATTTATATTTTTAGTATTATAATATGATATAACATCAACATTCAAATACAATTTATCAAAAATATTTTCAATACCATATTGTATAAAAATAGACTCGAGCTTTTGATAGTAATAAAAGTGATTCTCAATAATATCTAATATTAGGTCTGATATAGTTGTGTTTTTATTATATAGATCTTTAAATCTAGCTACAATTTCGTTTGATAGTTTTTCTGATTTAAATTTATTTAATTTCCAATAAGTAAAGTCAAATTTAAAAAAACTATGAAAATTTTTTAACATTGGATAAAATTTAATATTCTTGTTTAAATATTCATATAATGAATCACAATATAAAGTATTATATAAATAACATTTATCTATCTCATTTATTTTAGAAACTTTTGAAAAATTACTATATTCCAAATACATTTTAAAATTTTCATATTTAAACGTATAGGCAAGATTTAATATTAACTCCATATCTTTATCATCTAATTCAGTTTTTACGTCGTATAAAAACATTGTATTAAGATAATTAACAACCATTTCATCTCCAAATTCAATATTTAAATATGGATAATTATGTTCATCGTATACACAAAAAAATATTCCATTTTTGATTTTATTATAATAAAATTTACTATATGAATCAGTGCCATCAAATAAATGATAATGAATAGAGAATTTTTTTCCTGATTTTTCCAAATTAATAATATTATTAGAATTTTGAAAATCATCAAAATCACCAATATTATTAGAATTTTGAAAATCACCAATAAACTTTTTAATAATATAAATTTTACAAGTTTCATCAATATCTATTTCATTAAGTTGTCTAAATTCTGGAAAATATTCTATTTCATTAATAGTATTTTTTTTATTTTCTAAATATTCAAATTCGTATTTTGTTTTTATTAAACCTTCAAATGTTTTATTAGTATGATAATACTTAAATTTATCATTTTTTGATAATAATCTTAGTTCTGAATTTGGAGGTAATAAAAATTCTTCTTCTTTTGGAAATAAAGAAAAATTTTCAATAAGTAATCCAAAATTTTTATTATATGGTATTTTTATTTTTACTAATATTAATCCAAAGTTAGATTTTAAACCCGGTGAATAAAATGGGTCTCGAGTAGCTGAAATAAATCCTTTATCAATAAATTTTTCCCCAATTTTTATTTTTTTTAAAAAGTCGTCATCCCAAATAAAACGATACAAGTAATAATCATTATCAAGTTTTGGCGTATTTAACATTTTATTATTTAATTTATTAATCATATTAATAGTGAAATTATTTGGATATTTATCTTGTCCTCTTAATAGTCTATTCATGTAATAACTACCCATAAATGAATAATTACAAATTAACGATATTAACTTATTATCAATAATAAAGTTATTATGACTAATTATTTCGTCATTTGAAATATCATTCTTCGAAATCTTCTTACAAATTTTGTAATGAATATTTGAGTCATTTAAATTAATATCTTCATTGCCTTTTATTATCTCCATATTCATCCCTAATTTGTAAAGTTCATCTTTGGTATAATACGGATTTAAATGTTGAGAATATTTATTAAAACTATTTCTTTTACAGATAGAAACTTGAAGACCTAATTGTGGACTATATTTATATAAAACTTTATAAGAGGTATCCAGTAATATATCAATATCATAATTATCGATAATTTCCAAGTTATATTTAAACTTTTTATCTTTCCTCTTATTATACATATTTTGTATCCATTGTTTAATTTCTTGAGTAATAAAACGATAATGAGAATCATTTAATCGATAATATAAATTTTCTTTATTAATAGGATAAATTTTTTCTGAATAAATATCATACATTGGTATTAACTCTTCATAATGTGATAGTTCTACTTTATCAGATTTACTTTTTATTTTAAGTCTTTTTTTTGGATCATTATTAAATATTTTATTAATAAATTCATTATTTACTTTCATTTTAATATATGATACAAAAAAAATATAACTATAATTAATAAAGTAACCCTGTTTCAAATAGCAAAGGAAAAATTTAAATTAATATATTATATTATTTTAAATAATCCTTAATAATATCTTGGTAACAAGTACCACATAAATAACCATACATTGGTACACAAATTAAAGATGAGTTTTCTTTAAAACACCCACAACATTCCATAATAAGTTAATATATTTATCTTTTTATATAATCTTGATCTTTCACAAAGTCTGATAATAAGTGACCATCTACTATATTTTTTTAATATTTAGTTCATGCCCTGATGAGGAATAAACGATAGGAGTATTTGAGAATTTTTCAACTTCAACTGTTCTATCTTGTAAAAATTTATAAATCAAAAAACAAATTGCAATTGTTACAAAACAACAAATAATTAAACCTTTTTTAGATTCAGGTTCCGGTCTACTGATAATAATCATATATATTAGCATATAAATAAATATTAAACTAAAAAATACAACAACTTGATATTGACACTGCGAAAAAATTGATTATAATCTTATTTAATAAAGTATGTTATAACATAATGGAAAAACCAAAGACTAAATGGACCTCTAGTAAATTAAAAGATAAAAAAAAAGAATTGGGTATTGAAGATAAAGTTGTCGAAACACCTACACCTATACCAATTAAAAAAGAATTCAAAAAAGTATCCAAACCAGATACACAATATAAGAGTAATTCTTATAAAAAGGATTCCTATAAAAAAGATTCCTATAAGAAAAGATCTTATAGACAAGATTCCGATAAAAAAGGTTCTTATAGAAATGATTCTAGAAATAGAAAGAAACATGTTATCAAGATGTCAAATTTACCAAGTGATATTACAACTCCAGAACTATTCGATTTAGTTCATGTTTGGGGAGAAATAGGTAATATTAACATTAAAAGTTATTATGATTCAGTTAGTTCATATATTGATTTTTATAATAAAGAAGAAGCAGACTATTTTATTGAAGCATTAAATTCAACACCATTTGGTAATTTAATAATTCGAGTAGAACTAATGAATTTTACTTAATTATAATAATAAATGATTAACAAAAGGTATATAATCAGAAAATTTACCAAAGTGTAAATGATTTCCTTTATGTCTTCCATGTAAACCATGATTATAACTATCTTTATAATAAGCATGAATACCAGGATACAAAGGATTTCCGTAAAATTTTTCTTTAGTAGGTATACATATTAGTAATATTAAAATAAGTACAACAAATAGTATTATTGTTTTCATAATATTTATATATTTAAATATAGATTATAAGTTATAAGTTATTCCATAAAAAAACCAAATTAAAGTACTTTATTCAAGTACTTTTGAAATCATATGATGCTATTTTTTATATGAAATTTTAATCTTATTTAAAAAATTGATTTATTCTTCTATTACTCAAGTAAAAATAAAGTTATGCAATATTTTGAATTGATGATGGGAAGTATGATAATGAATAATATCAGTAACTTTAAAACAAATATATTTTGGCTTGATTTGTTACTTTTGAGTGGAATCTTAATTGGAGTTTATATGACCAACGATCCAAAAATAAATAATTATACTAAAGAATATATCTATCAGTATTTATTTCCTTATAGAAATGAAAAAAAAATTACTTTTATGTTTAAACGAGGTGAACAATCAACAAGATGTAAATCACTATTTCATTATTTATCACATTCTGATTTTTCTAATAAACAGGTTAATAATTTGATAGAAGATATTTTTAAGAAATACGATAGATATTCCGATACGGATAAAGAATATGCAAATATTTACCGTGTTGCTCAAATTAAACCATTTAATTTTACTGAAACAATTAAAGGTCGTGTTTTTACTGAAGAAAAAGAATCAAGCGAATATAATGGCAAAGTTGTTTATAAGGAACATATTACGTTGGTTATATATTCAGAAACCGAGTCAATTAAAAATTTACAAAAGTTTGTAGAAACTTGTAAAGTAGATTATAATAAATTTTTAAAAGATCAACTATTAGAACATCAATATATAGTTACTATTGAAACTAACAATGATAAATCAAATAAAGATGATTCTAATAATTTGAAAATATCTAAGGAAGAATGGTCATCTAATGTCACTTTTGATACTCGATTTTTTCCCGAGAAAGATGATATTATTCAAACAATTAATCATTTTATTGAAAATGAAGAATGGTATAAGAATAAAGGACTTACGCATACTTTAGGAATTTTATTATCTGGTGAACCTGGGTGTGGTAAAACTAGCTTTATTAAAGCTCTTATGAATCACACTGGTCGACATGGTATTGAAGTTAAATTAAATGATAATTTTGATTTTTCCGATCTTAAAGATATAATTTATGATGAGGAAATTGATAGTAATATTATTATTCCACAAAAGAAAAGAATTTTAATATTCGAAGATATCGATGCGATGGGTAATATAGTAAAAGATAGAAATTTAAAAGAAAAAGAAAACATTGATGCAGAAGATAAAATTAGAGATGAGCTTTTTAAATTAATTTCAGATAAGGACGAACCTCAAAAGAATAAAAATTATAAAGAAAAAAATTCTGAGTTTGTTAAAGTTTCAGATAAAATTAACAGAAAAGATAATAATAATTTATCATATTTTCTCAATATTCTAGATGGAATTAATGAAACACCTGGACGAATTATTATTATGACAACCAATAAACCAGAAATACTAGACCAAGCTTTAATTAGACCAGGAAGAATAGATTTAAGAATAAACTTTACTAAAAGTACAGAACAATCTTTGAGAGATATACTTTGTCATTATTGGTCAGACAAACCGAATAAAGATATATCATCTTTAGATAATAAATTTACACCTGCTGAAATTGTAGATGCTTGTAGAAAAAGTGATTCTCTTGAACTTACAGTAAAAAGATTATTTTCAATAATAGCTAAAAGTATGATTGTTTCAGATAGTCCTGAAATCTAGTTGTTGATATCTTACTTTAGCAAATTGTTTATAATCAAAATCTGTTTCACTACCTTTTAGGTCAATTATTAAACCCCATACACACCAATAAAAATGTGATATTTGTATACCTAACTTTATTTTTTTAATATCTTCGCTAGACACTTTTATCTTATTTTTATACATTTGTATAGTTTTTGTAATAATATCATCATTGATATTATGATAATTATAAGATTCGGTATTATAATCAGTATAAAATTCACATATTATATTACCTAAATCAACAAAATAATAATTTAGAAATGAAAATTCTAGGTCTATCAATTCTAAATCGTTACTTTCTTTTTTTATAATATTTCCAGAATGAATATCATGATGACATAACACAATATCATCACCTTGATCCAGTAACAAATTTATTCTTTGATAAATAGTTTGTAAATCTTTTTTACTAGTAAAAGATAAACTTGTATCAGGTAATATATCTAACCAAGACGGTAATATATCATTCCAAAAATTATCTGTCGTAATATTTATCATATGATATTTTTTAGTTAGATTTATAATATCATTTAAATTATTTTTAAAATAACAGTTATCGATATTACTACCTTTAATATAGTTATAACATATATTATTATTATCAAAATAATATAATTGAAGGTGCGAGGAATGTTCAATGATTTTTTTCTCAGATTTATGACTAAATAAATATTTATTTTTGAAAATTTTCCAGATATAGAGGTTATTAATTAAATAAATCTCATTTGATAATCCTCCAGAAAGTTTTTTAATATCACTAATATCACCTATATTTAATGTATATAAATTTTTAACTATATCCATATTAGAAATAATAAAATTTTCTATTTAAATGAAAGTATAATCTATGTATTGAGTCCAAGTCCTTCAGCTGACCAAATAGTCGGGGGTAGTTCTCCGAAATAAACCTTTGAATTACCTGCAATTGCTTGGTGGCGTTCATATTCTAGATATCCTTGGGTACCTCCGTATAGAAAAACATTTGCTTTCGCTTCTTCTATTTTCCGATAGCTATCAGCATCAGTCTTTGACTTTTCCTTAACCCTATGTGCTTCTGCATCTTTTTCAGCAACGCGAAATCTACCTTCAGCTTCAATAACTTGACGATTTGCAACTGCTTCTGCATCAATCTTTGCATTTTCTGCTTCCTTCTGCTTAGTAACTTTTTTCTGATCTTCGAGCTTTTGTTGAATTTGTTGTTTAGAAATACCTTCATATGTATCTGCCTGGTCCTGAGGTAGCTTTGGCTTGGTCAAGCGAACATAATCAATAGTAATACCCGTATCAAGTCGGTCTTGTTCTTTTTGTAAAAAGGTTAGCAGCATATCATCTAGCTTGTCAAATTGAGTCACAAAAATATCATAAGTATCTAGTTTGGAACAAATTACATTCATTTGAAAACGAACTTTATTCATAATTAGTTTTTGGTCATAATTAATGCCATATTTCTTAACAGTAGAATAAACATAATTTGCATCAAGTGTATTTCCGACATCGACACTTTCAATCCAATGAATAGACCCATCCTTGGCACCACATTGAACACGAGTTGCTGAATCTTCTTGTGGTCTGATTTCAATATAATCGATATTAACATAACTAGGCCACATATTGGGCCGGGTAAATCCAGCGTCGCCTGGCATTAACAGCTTTTCGTCGTACTTGCCTCTATAAGAGACTAATCCTCTATGTCCTTCATCAATTTTATAGTAGATGGCGTTAACTGGGATAACTAGCATAATAGCTAGCATTACATATTTCATGAAATATTGGAAATTCATTACAAATTATATTAATACCCTATAATATTAAATTTTCAATTTTTTATAAAAATTGAAGTTTATATATAATCTATGTAAAGATCAATTAGTAATGTCATTAGAACTAGATAACTTTGTTGTGCGAATGATTCAAATAACTGATAATAATATTGTATCACAAGTAATAAATGATAAACTTGAAGGGTTCAATAATACTAACTCATCTCCTATTTTAGGTGAAGAAAATATGAAATATAAAATAATGTTTTCTGACTTGGAAGTATCAAATGATTCGAAATTTATAATTTTTCAATTATCAATTAAAATTGATAATAAATACTACAATCCATATTTATTTCTTCCAATTAAGCATATAAATAATTCAGGATTTAGTGACGAAAATGAAAGAGCTATTTCTTATCGATTATTTAATAATAAACTTGATTTTGTATGGATGTACTTGACTAAACAATTTATTAAAAATATAATTGAAAAAAGTACCCCAACAGAATTAATAATTGACCCAATAGAATATACAAAATATTATTTCCCTATTGGCACTGGTGCAACTTAATAAGAAACCACAAATCCGATCCATAATGTACCAAGTTATATCATCTAAAAGAAGAAAGATTGATATCCGTTAGTGACAACAATTCTGTACGGACATGTATTCGTAACAATCAAATCATTAATTTATTAACTTTTCATTTGACATGTATGTTACTTTATATTTTCATATTATTCCTGAATATACTAAACTTTGAAGTAACTATAAATGTAAAAAATTGAAATTTTAACTAATTAATAGGGCCATATAACTTTAGATATTACTTGAGTATTATATTCGAGTAAGACATCAACTGTCTATATTGTTAGGAACAATAATGTTGATATACTGAAACTTTAGTATATATTATTCCTTATTATACAAGATATACAGAGAAGAGAGTGGAAGGATGTAACTGGTTATTGCGAGGTTAAGTGCAATGATCCATCAAGGTTTGCCTGAGTACCTAAAACTCAGGAGGAGACATCTACTATATGTCTCCTAACCAGGGATATATAGTGAGGATAAGAAGGCGGATGTCACTGTTTTTTGCGGGGTTGAAAGCGCGGCGGGTTGGTCCCCACGCGTGGTTGGTGCAAGATTCCATCAAGGTTTGCCTGAGTACCTAAAACTCAGGAGGAGACATCTACTATATGTCTCCTAACCAGGGATATATAGTGAGGATAAGAAGGNGGATGTCACTGTTTATTGCGGGGTTGAAAGCGCGGCGGGTTGGTCCCCACGCGTGGATGGTGCAATGAACCAAATAAAATCAAATCAAAAATTAATTTATTAACTTTTCATTTGACTAATATGTTACTTTATATTTTGAATATTATCACCATATTCCAATTATCTTTATTTATTATATGAATAAGAGACCTATATTATTCCATAACTTTATAAAACGTTTTATTAAATCTATCTTCTATCGGTATTCTCGTATTATCATTATAATGATGATTAGAAGATAGACCTAGTTTTTTAGTTAAATTAATAAATCTAGTTGTAAAGTTTATTTTATCTGGTTCTGATGCTCGATAATCTTTAGGATAAGAATGATGATAATTATGCCAACCTTCGCCTAATGTTAAAATTCCTAATAATTTATTATTACTAGCTTTTAAATTTTTATTATAAGGTTTATCTCCACTATAATGAGCAAATGAATTGATACACCATGTTAAATTCAAAACAATTACTATTCTAATAAAATTTGAGAATAATATATTCATAGAACTCTCACCCCATTGTTTCATTACTAAATGTGTAAACCCAAAACTGATAATTATCCAAAGCAAATTATAGTATTTTTTTTGAAATGCTAATAGCTTGTTACTTTCTAGATCTGATACATCTGTCTTATCTATTTCTTCTTCCTCTTTTTTATCAAACGGGAATAATAACCATCCAACATGAGCATGAAATAATCCTTTATTGATATTATAGGGGTCTCCTGGTTTTTCTTCATTTCTATGATGTGTTCTATGTTCTTTTGCCCATTTAATTACTGATTGTTGTGAAGCCATAGTTCCAAAGAACAAGTAAAAAATTTGTAGAATTGGATTAGCTTGATAAGTTGTATGAGACCATAATCTATGATAACCTCCTGTGATACTCACCATTGATAAAATTATTAAAATTACTTGGAATATAATTGAGTTGTTGGATATATCTGTTATTTGAAATAATCCACATGTTGCTATAATATGGAATAAAACTATAATTATTGCATTCTTATTTTTAAATTTCATAATAATATATTTAACATTTTTAATTTATAATAAAAATTATTAACATAAACTACTTGGTAAAATGGAAATATATTATACCTAACCCTAATCTAAACTATTATTTTTGTAACTTTGGTACATAATGGATGGTTCTATCTTTTATTTTCTCATAAACAATTTTATTTCCTTTAATATCCTTATCTTGAGTGTAAACAAGAAACTGTCTTTTATAATCTTCAGCAAACTTGTATTTACCATCTATGATACCTAGTTTTTTACCCAGCTTTTTGTTATAATAATTATAACCAACTTGTTGTAATAAATTCCAGATTAAATCAAGTTCATCATCATCTAAATCTTCTAGTTTTCGGAAAGGACTTATACCAGCCAAGTACAATACTTCTGCTCGAATATAATTTCCACAACCAGCAGCAACACCTTGGTCTAACAAAGCAGTAGCAATAAACATATCACTTCTTTTCTTTTTAATTTTTTCTTTGAATATATTTTTTCCTTTATCTTTATTTTTAACATCATATTCTAGAATATCAGGTCCAAACTTTTTTAGTTTTTTATCCGTACTATCCTTATCGCAAAAAATAAAGGTACCAAAATTTCTAACATCATTAAAGTAGACAATATCTTTTTTAAAATAAAAAGATAAATTATTATGTTTCTCTCCATTACTAAAGTTCCACCATCCACTCATTCCTAACGTATTCCACATAGTGAGGTCGCTATTAGCAAATTCCCACCAAATAAATTTTCCGTAACAATTTATTGATTTAACTTTTAATGGTAATTCTTTAATAAATTTACTAAATCCTTTCGGTGGATCATGTTTTTGGTATCTACCACTATTAATAGTTATTTTATCCAAGGTTTTACCCTTCAAATTAGTACTGAGATAATCAGTTAGATATTTAACTTCAGGTCCTTCAGGCATTATATAATTATAAAAATCTTATATTTAAATGAATCTAAATTTAAAAATATATTTAGTATTTAGAATCTTTTTTCCTTATTTGTTTTGATACAATATATTCTTAAAAGATGGCATTTCTATTTATTTCTGTTTTACGTCTTGCTTTTAAAATTTCTTGTTCTTTTCTTATTTTTTCAGTCGCTTCTGGACTTCCTCTATCTCTTACTGAGAGATCTTTTGACACCATCGCTTTCTGTTTAGTTTCTAACGTTCTTGTATCTTTTTCCGCTGCAATGACGTTCTGACGACGTTGTCTTTTGTCATCATACCATGTATTAAAAGATTCGGGTAATTTCCATGTATCGATAAGAGTTTTTTTATCTTCCGAAAACACACCCACATCATGTTTAGTAACTACAATATATGCTTTATGCAATGTCCTATCAGACTTTCTATATAGTCCGGTATTACCCAATTTGCTCATTTCAGAGTTCCTCAAAGCGTTCTTTAAGGAAATACTTTCTTTATCTCGCCCTGATGCAGCTAATATCAACGTTTGTAATGTTTCAGAATCAACAGACTCAATATTTGCAGGAGACACATGAGTTATGTTAAATGTCTTGCCTAAATATTCATTTACAAAAATTTTAAATTCATGATCCTTGATAAGTGGTGCTTGTAACACTTGTTGTAAATATAACGTTATATTTTTCTGTTCACCAAATCGATTATTGAATTTACCGTTACCCCAGTCTCTAACGTCATCGTCTTGATCGATATCATTGAGACTTGTATATAAACTTCTGTCAGGGTACACTCTTCTAAGGTGTGATGACATATTTATCCATTGCACTTTCACATAGTAGTGGTCGGTATCTTTTCCGTTTACGATATGTAAATTATAAAAATTGGCATCAGGTAAAGGAGTTCCTTTGATTTCTTTAGGTTTAGTCGCTCCTGCAAACATCGTCTCTTTTAATTCTAAATATTTTGTTTTATATTTTAAATATTTATTTTTGTGAATATCATTAATATTCATTTATATAATATATAATATATAATATATTTTATTAAATTATTATTTTTGTCCAGATTTTTAATCGAACTAGGAATATTAAATAATTTTTTATCCTATAGTTTCAACAGAATCACCTATTTTTTATATGATTCATTAGTTGAATTATTTTAACATTAGATAAGTTTTTTATTATCCAATTATATATAATATGAATTATTATAAAAAATATATTAAGTATAAAAGAAAATATATGTTACTTAAAAATAATCAAACAGGTGGAAAAGATATTGATAATATTGATAAAATTATAAAATTGTATGAATCTATTCCAGAATCTGGGTTATATAATAAATCTTTATCCGAAGAAATTAATCTTACAAAATTTAAAATATATTGTGATTATCTTCACGATAAAACTAAAAATAATGAAGATATATTACAACTTAAAAGAAAATTATTATTGGAAAGAAAAAAATTAACTGATTCAGATGAGTATAAAGAATTAGTTACTAAGATTAATAGTAGAGGATATTATTATAGAAAAATAGGAGAAGACTTTGAAAAAAAAGTATTTAATGAATTAATACCAATAGTCACTAAAGATCTTGGATTAGAAAATTCAAAAGTTGAGCTACTTAAGAATCCTGTTTTATATTTAAAAAATGAAGAACTATCTGAAAGCAATGATGAAGATACATGGGAAACGGTTGGCGAAATAGATTCGGTTATCATTCAGAAAAAGGATGGTATCAACTATATTATTGCAATATGTGAATTTAAACATAACTTTGATGATATTCCAGATGCACTGTTTCAAATTAAACGTAGTTATAATACAATTATTAATAAAGGTAAAGACAATGTAAAATTAAACAATGTAATACTAGATGAGACTTATAAATTACCTGAAAATAGTAATTATTTAAATGTTAGTTTTATTTTTACATCATTATCTGATATAGATTATTATAATATTCAATCAAAACTTCGTCATTATTTAATTAATGCAATTCATTTATATGGTAAGATTAAATATAAAAAATTATTTGATAAAGTATTAAAAAAACAAATCCATAATAATAAACTATCTGGTAAAAAGGGGTTGAGATATGCAAAGGATGTTACAAGTACAATTAATATTTTACAAGAAAATGAATTAATTAAAAGATTACAAATAATATAATTAACACCAGTTAAAATTTATAATGTTAACATGAATAATAACATTATGAATAATAATAACATTATTAAATGTTTAGAAAACAATGATATGGCCACAATGATAAAAATAATGTCTGAAAGTACAGAAAGTATCAGTTTTAATTTTACGGATGAAGAAATTTATACTATATTTAAAAATTCTTGTATCAAAGACAGTGTATTAGCATTTAAAACTTTACATTCAAATCTTAAAGATTGTTCAATTATTTATAAAAATGATAATTCTCTTCTTAAAATAGCTTGTCTTAAGGGTGCACATAATATAGTCAAATGGATTCATTCTCTTGGACATATAAATTTGTCAATTAATTCATACGATTATTTTTTTAATGCGTGTTTCTCGAATAATTCTGAATTAATCCTGTGGTTACATAATAATATAAAATCAGAAATAGATTATCATAAGGATAATGATATTTTAATGAGAACATGTGCCAAAAACAATTTAGTTGATTCAGTTATTTTATTACTTACTTTTACCAAATTTAGTATGAGTATTGCACCGGAATATAATGATAGATATAGATTTGAAAATATATTTCACTTCTTTTGTCGTTATGGTTATATAGATTTAGCTAAAGCGTATATGAGAACAACCTCTTTTAATATTAATTCAAAAGAGAATGAAGCTATTTGTCTAGCTTGTCAGGAAGGCCATTTGAAAATGGTGAAATGGTTATATTCTATTGGAGGTACACTTGATTCTCAGAATAATTGGTGTTTTGATATTGGAATATCTCGCGGTAATATAGACCTATTAAAGTGGATTTATTCTTTGGGAAAAATAAATATACATGATAATAATGACTACATGTTTAGAATAGCATGTAGTTTAGGTAAATTAGAAGTTGCAAAATGGATATATTCATTAGGTGATATAGATGTTCATGTATCTGCAGATTATGCATTTATATCTAGTTGTATGGATAATCATGTTGAAGTAGCTAAATGGTTATATAGTTTTGGTGATATTAATCTTTATTATGATAATAATGTTTTAATGAAAGTTATCTGCCAAACAGGGAATTTAGATATTTTTCAGTGGTTAGTTTCATTGGATAACTTTAGTATTCATCAAGATAATGAAATTTTTTTTAGAATTGCATGTAATTTAGACCATTTAGAATTAGCTAAATGGATATATAATTTAGGTAATATTAATATTAAAGCTCAAAAGAATGAGGCTTTTAAATTTGCATGTAGTAATAATAATATATTAATGGCAACATGGTTAAAATCAATAAACCAAACTGAATATTTTTTCGAAGTAGTAGATTATAATATATCAAATTGGTATATTGCGAAAGTTATTAAAATATTTGATGTAAAAGAAGTAGAAGAAATTAGCGAATGTCCAATATGTTTAACAGGCCCTTCAGATATAATTACTAGTTGTAACCATCAATTTTGTAGAGATTGTTTTAAAAGATATGTAGAAAAACAAGATGATTCTATGGAAGATATATCTTGTCCTTATTGTAGAACAATAAATTTAAAATTTCATGAAATTAAAAAAAGTGAGGAAAAATAATCCTTAATCTATCCATTCTTTTTTGATACAATTCCTTCTCTAAAAATGAATTAACTGTATACTCTACATACTTGATAAAATTTTCTTTGGATGGTGATACTACAATAATTTTAGAACCTTGATTATGAACTTTTTCTACTAATTTTATCAATTGTTCTCCTTCACTATTAGAATCAACTTTAATAATAAAGGTATCATAAGAATCAATATTATGAACATACAAATCAAATACTGTTTCATTCCTCATTGGGTCTAATATATATCGACAATTACAATTTGGAACTAATTTTTTATACTCATCAATAATATTATCATAATCTACTAATCTTTCCTTGTCACTATATATAACAATTCCAGATGCACCAGTTCCAGTATACTTTGATATAACTTCCAGTTTTTCTTGATTACTATATTCTAATAGATTTATATCAATCCATGGTGTCCGGTAACTTGGAATACGAATGTCTTGAATAACTACAAAATTATTCTTAATTTTATTATTATAACCAATATAACATGGTAATAATTCATAAATAATATTTAGATTTATGTTACTTGATACAACAAGTGCTTTGTTATTATTAAAAATATATCTGATAGCTAGTTTTAAAAAATTAGCACCTGAACCATAAAATGAATTAATATCATCATAAATAATTAGGTCCATTCCTTCTAATAATTTAGGAATATCAATACATGTACCATTATATTGAAAGTAATCAGTAACATACTTTTGATCAATATACAATATTTTTTTATCTGAATTTTCATGTACAAATTGCAAGATTGCTACACTCAAATGAGTCTTTCCTATTCCCGCATTTCCTGACATGACAAGTCCCAAAGGCGAAGAGTTATCTTCTATAACTTGATAAGCAAAGTTCCTTGACAAGTCATATAACTCTTTGCTTTTAGAATCAGTTACTTGATAGTTCTCAAAACAACTGGTCATATTTTCTACACTTAACCTATTAGTGTTATTTGTATGTATACTAACATTATCAGATAATTCCAAGTTAAAACTTTCTTTAAGACTACTTGTAATTATTTTATCATGCCATCCGTCATTCGGTTGTGTTAAAAACTTATTAAACTTATCTTCACTGAATCGAATACAATAAGAACACTTAAATCCTACTATATCAGAATCTAATGGTTTTATATCATCCTTTAACATTTTTGCCAATGTAATTTTGGAACAACTAAGATGTTCTTCCTTAGTCCTTGGTTTTTTTGTATAAAATTTATTCATATATTCCAAAGTTTCTTTAGAGTGTTCTTTATTATAAAATTCAATTAATTTAATTCTTAATTCATTGAATGTTAATGATTTAGTACCAAAAGTTTCTGGACCAAATCCAATAAAAGTTGGTTCTTCTGTCGGGTTAGGTCTAACACACACTAAATTCCAACCGGGTGCGAATCCTGATAAATGTTTATTAGTATAATCTTCTACACCTTGAATATATAAAATATCACCATCTTGTAAATCATTATAATTTATATCCATAATTCTATCAAATAAGAAAAATAATGGATTGTTATCTGGATTGTTAGTTGATTCAGAACTAAATTCCGTGTATAAATATTTAGTAATGACAAGTTGCGTAATGTTATTTCCAAAGAGTTCGTTAAATTTATTATCACCCACTCGATTTAAGATGGATAAGTAGATTGCAGCTTGAATTACATTAGCACAATCTGGAAATGTTGGACCTGCGAAGAAAGATCGTATTGCATCAGATGGCTTAACACCATCCTTGATTTTAAAAAATGAATCATGTGTAGCTACATTCCAATAATGCGAATTGGATAACCCTTGAATTGTCATCCACATATCGTTTCTTCTAGAACGTTTAACATAATCATCCGCATAAAAAAGACCATTCATTCTATCTGAATAATGTATATTTGTACTTGTAATGATATCAGAAATACTAGTTGATTCACTAATAGAATTAGCGACGAATAATTTTTTATATGTTTCTAAAATTGATCTCCGCAGCTTCGTTCCACTATAATCAATATGATTGTTAAAATCCAGTTTTTGTACACGTTTCCTGGAACCCTGGAGTTGGGTAAGTATTTTACTTTCTAAATTTGAGACAATGTTAGTCATATAAATTTTTGATATACTAATAATATTATTATTTCAATATTTTTGATATACTAATATTACAAGAAAAGTTGAGATATATAATATCCTTGTTTATTTAATTAATGGTTCGTACATAACACCATTGCCTGAACAACAAAAAAAAAATCTATTTATTCCATTTTTATTTAAAATTTCTATTACAAGTTCTCTAAATACTTCCTTACTGATACTAGAATTATTATGAAAACTAAAACTATTATCACTGTCTATATTTTCAGGATTACTCACATGGTCTAAAAATAATTTCTTTATATTATGATAATCGCATAGTTTAACATGAATATTTTTAATATTTCTAAAAATTAATAATTTGTCTACAAGTGAATTATCACATTCTACACATATTGTTTCCGAAAAAATATAATCCATAATTGTACATATTATATTATTATTCATTTAATAATAGTTGAGCTATTTTCTTTAAATTAATAAAGTAATAATATTATCTTTTACTTGAAATGAATTTTAATAAAGTAATAATATTATCTTTTACTTGAAATGAATTTTAATAAAGTAATAATATTATCTTTTACTTGAAATGAATTTTAATAAAGTATTTTCCTTATTACTATTTTTAATAATTATTTTATTACTAGGCTTTTTATTATTAGACTGTATATTCTCTTGTTGATATGTAAACTTTTGTTGATATTCGGGATATACTTTAAAACAATAATCATACCAAATATTATTTGTAATTAATTTACTTGACCAAGGTTTTTGTGTTCCATTCCAATGAATAATTTTTAAAGAATAAAGATTGCTAATATTAGGTAAATGATTCCATATTTTCTCTATAAATATTCTATTTTTAATATGCATTAAATTCATAACAACTTGAGTTCCGAAATTAAAACAAGAAAATTTTTTCTGAATAGTTATTAATTTTCTAAGAAGACTGGTTAAGTATTCATCATTAAAATGTTCTTTAGATACAATATAAAATCCAGCATTAAAACCTTCAAGTTGACACATATGAGAGACATCTAACTTTAGATATTTAAATATAACATTTGATCTATGATAGGTATGTTTTAATTTTTTTGATAAATACAAAGATTGTATACTAGTACTAAATCTAAATTCCGGTATAAAAATATTAGTTGATGTTGTTTGCTTTCCGCAATTAGCAATAATCATATTATCGGTACTATTATATTCAGAATTAATTTCGAAAATATCTGCTAATACTATCATATCCCAATCTAAATATACTACTCTGTCAACCTCCGGAAAATGATTAAAAAATACAAATCTAGCAAAATTCATATTACTTTTACACCAAGATGAAGATTTATAAAAATAGGTATTAAAATCATCTAGTAAATTTAACCACTTGGTGTTCAAATCTAATTCTTTGATTTCTAATAATGGTTCCAAGTAATCTGGAATAAATGGTAGTTTATCAGGTAATTTATCAACTAATAGATAAAATTTTAATTCTGATTGTTTCTCTTTATTTGCATTTATATAAACACTATTAAAAAGTATTATAATCTTGTCTATATTTTTACCATCCACTGATGAATATATATTCATATATATAATAAGATAAAATAATTATTATATTAATTTAACAAGTAGTTTTTTATTAATTTTTTTATTAATATTATTATTTTTTTTTATAAAATATAGTTCGTTAAAATAACTATACCAAATAGTATCATTAGAATCCCATGGTTTTTTATGTCCACACCAATGAATGATTTTACTTTCCTTAGAAATTTGATTTGTATTCCATTTATAATCAATAAATATACTATTTTGTAAATGATCATTAAATAAAAGATTCATTATAACCTGAGTTCCAAACTTAAAAATTTTATATTCTGATTGAATATTAATTAGTTTATTTATTAGAGTATTCAATGAATTCATTTCAAAATATTTTTTAGATACAATATAGAATCCGGAATTAAAGCTATCTTTTTTCATTAAATCTTTAACATTAAAATCTGTTTCTATTTTTTTAATTATTGTTTCATCTATTTTTAATTCTTCATTAATAATGTTTTGTCTAATATTCCAATTATTATATAATTTACAAACTACTGGGTTATTACAATTATATACTTTTATTAATTCATAAATATCCTCTTGAACTATCATATCCCAATCTAAGTATATAACACGATCTATTTCTGGAAATAATGTAAAAAAAAAGAATCTTGCAAAATTGAGGTCTGATTGACACCAACTAGACCTATTATAAAAATGTTCATTAAACTGAGTTAAAGTTTGTCTCCATTTTTTAGTAAAATCTATTATCTTTATACTTAGTTTATCTTTAAGAAAGTCTGGTATGGGTTCTTTGATAGAATTATCCGTTATAATATAAAATTTTAACTTGTCAAAATGTTTTGTATTATTGAAAATACTATAGAACAAAACGAAAATTTTATTGATATTATCTGAATCTACGCATGAATAAATGTTCATATTAAATTAAATATAACTATATTTAATTTAATAATAATAAACTAATCATTATCTTCTTAATCCTCTTGATCTCATTTGTAATAATATTTTTTTATTATGGTCTTTAATTCTATCTTTCTCTTTATTAACATTATCTTTCATATTTGGAATATTTAATTGTGATATTAGGTCATTTAAATCAAATTCGCTGTCACTATCACTATCACTATCACTATTATCTTTTTCAATTCGTGTGCTAAATTCTATCTCCTCTTTAACTATAGAGATGTTTGATTCAACAACTGGTACGGTTGTGGCTGATTCAACAACTGGTACGGTTGTGTTTGATTCAACAACTGGTACGGTTGTGGCTGATTCAACAA